ACAGGCCCTGAGTTTCAAATTCCACTGGTTGGGTGGGGCGCGGGCGGTTGGGGTGCTGGCCCGTGGGGTACAGGAGCTGCAGACCCGATTCCTTTGCAGTTGTGGAACCAATACAACTACGGTGAAGACTTGTTGTTTGGCCCTCGTGGTGGTGGCATTTACTACTGGGATTCCTCGGTTGGCGTAACCTCCCGAGGAGTCAACTTGACGGTGTCGGGCGACGCAGATACGCCGTTGTTCCAAAATAAAATCATTGTGTCGGACGCTTCGCGCTTCGTGCTGGTCTTTGGCACCAACGACTACGGCGCGTCAACGATCGACCCCATGTTGATTCGTTGGTCTGATCAGGAAAACTTTCTTGTCTGGGCTCCTGCAGTCACCAACCAAGCAGGCAGTATCCGGTTGTCGCACGGCTCAGAAATCATCACGGCCATCCAGACCCGGCAGGAAATTGTCACGTTCACCGATCAGGCGCTGTACTCTTTGCAGTACCTCGGGCCACCTTACGTCTGGGGCACGCAGTTGCTTGGAGATAACATCTCGATCACAGGCCCCAACGCCGTGGCGCTGGCTTCTGGTGTGGTGTACTGGATGGGGGTGGACAAGTTCTACGTCTATGACGGCCGTGTGCAGACGCTCAATTGCGACCTGCGCCGCTACGTGTTCAGCGACTTCAACCAAGATCAGGCCGTGCAGGTGTTTGCTGGAACCAATGAAGGTTTCAACGAGGTCTGGTGGTTCTATTGCTCGGCAGGCTCCACCGTGGTAGACAAGTACGTCATCTACAACTACCTCGAAAAAATATGGTACTACGGCACCATGGGCCGCACCGCGTGGTTGGATACTGGCCTGCAGCCTTACCCGATTGCAGCAACCTACATCAACAACATTGTCAATCATGAAGACGGTGTGGACGACAACTCCACATCTACCCCCGCGCCTATTGCGGCGAACATCTCCTCTTCGGAATTCGATATCGGGGATGGTCACAACTTCGGGTTTGTCTGGCGAATACTCCCGGATTTGACGTTTGGCGGGTCCTCATCTTCCCCCACGCCACAAGTCACCATGACGCTGCAAGGGCTCACAAACTCCGGCTCCGGGGTTACCGCTTCTGCAGGGCAGGCCGTGGTCAAGGGTAGCACCTATGTGATCACCGAGGAGTTCACCGGGCAGATTTACACCCGCGTGCGCGGTCGGCAGATGATTTTCAAGATCGACTCCAACCAAGTGGGCACCACGTGGCAGCTTGGCGCACCGCGTATGGACATCCGGCCTGACGGTAGGCGCTAATTTATGGCGATCGATCCTACCAAAGTCATTGTTCCTGAGCCGCCCAACCTTCCGTTGGGTACGGAGCAGTACGAGCGCCGGTATCAGGACCAGTTCACCAACGTCTTGCGTTTGTATTTCAACCGCTTGACGAATGCCCTGAACGCGCTGTTCAATGAAACGGGTGGGGCGCAGCTTCGTTTTCCCAACGGGGCATTCCATCAGGACGGCGTCACTACGCTGACAACGGGCTTTAGCAACTCCAGCACTGCGCCCATCGTCGTGGCCTCAACTGCGCAGTTTCAGTCTGCCGGTACGATTTTGATCGGTGATGAGTTCATCGGATACACGGGCAAAACACCCACCACATTTACCGGCATCACGCGCAACATATATGGCACGTCCAGCGTAGCCCACACAGCGGGGGTGTACGTTTCGGAGGCTCAGGGCGTAGCGTCGGCAAGCACCGCTTTGGCTGTACCGATGGACACCACGGACGCCAGCAATCAGGTGTCGTTTAACCCCGCTTTTCCTTCCCGGATTGAGTTTTCTATCGCTGGGTACTACAACATCCAGTTCAGTGCGCAGCTTGTAAACTTCACCACTTCCGACGACAACGTCACGTTCTGGTACAGGCAAAACGGGGACGACATTCCATACAGCGCGGGGGTTTCCCAAGTATCACCCAAGCACGGCTCATACCCCGGCACGGCCATCATTTCGTGGAACATCGTGCTTCCCGTTGAAGCTGGGGACTATGTTCAGTTGATGTACGCCTCGACTACGGGCAACACTGTGCTGTCAACTTACCCTCCCGGTGTAGCCCCTGTACGTCCAGTTTCTCCGGCTGTCATCCTGACAGCCACGTTTGTCTCCGCTTTATACCCGTGATAACATTCGCCAACCCCCTTTTTAAGAGGCAAAAATGAGCCTACACGCCCTTGCCAACGACATGGCTTCGAAAGGCAGACACGGTGATTCGCTGTTGGTGCATATGTCACCCAACGAAGTCGCCGGTCTACACGCCCTTGCACTCGCCCACGGCGAAAAGCTGACCATCAACCCTGAGACTGGCCTGCCTGAAGCGTTCAAGCTGAAGTCTTTGCTGCCCGCCATTCTGGGTATTGCGCTGGCCCCGGCTACGGGGGGAGCATCCTTGGGGATTACCAGCGCATGGCAGACCGCCGCGCTCGTCGGTGCCGGTTTTGGTTTGGCCAAAGGTAGCTTGAAAGAAGGCTTGATCGCAGGTCTGGGCGCGTATGGCGGTGCGGGTTTGGCTGCCAGTCTGGGCGCTTCAGGTGTGAGCGAGGTTGCTGCTCAAGAAGCACTCAAGAGCCAAGCGGCTGAACAAGCCGCAGCCAACGCTACCGCCACGGGCACAGCCGCTGGCACATCCGCCACAGAAGCCATGTTGGGTGCGCCCACAACCACAACCGCGAGCACGACCGGAACCGCCGGAACCGCCGGAGCCGCTGAAGCAGCCTCTGCGCAACAACAAGCGTTGATGAGTGCGGGCGCTACGCCGGTTGAGATTGCGACTACCACCCAGATGCCCGTGGCAGAACAAATTGCAACGGCCGGGTTCCAGAGTGCCGCACCACCCACAGGGCTGGAAGCGCTGAGCAAAGGCGCGCAGAGCATCTACGACAAGGGCACGTTTGGTCAGTTTGCCAAGGCCAACAAAAACGCGCTGTACTCTGTAGGCGCTTCGGCATTGCTGTCGCCCGAGAACGAAGAAGATGCACCAACCGAAGCGCGGCGTGATGGGTACATCCGTCCGGCCCGTTACGACTGGCGCACTGGCAAATATGAATACTTTGAGCCTGTCAAGGCCAGCGAATGGGGTGCTCGTAACCTGTCGGAATACACAAGCGCCAGCGACCCACGGGCACGCACACCAATCGGCGCTAAGGCTGGTGGCCTGATGGCCCTTGCCAACGGTGGAGCCATTGCGTTTGATGATGGTGGCCCTGTGTTTACCGTAGGCGAAGGGGCATCCCCCGACCGTACTGAGCCCAGAGAGCCATTAAATAGCATGGGTTTGCCAGTCACCCCCCGTCCGGGTGAGCCGGGGTCGCCGGAAGCCAGAGCCGCTGCGTATGAAAAGCAGATGGCTGAATTAGCGGCTCGAAAAGCCGCTCGTGCAGCGGCGGGGGAACCCAACTACAACCGCTTTACCGTTACAGGCTTCGGTCCTAACGGCGTGACCCATTACGACACCACAGACCCAACATACACAGGTCCCGGCACCGGTACGACAACCCCAACAACCCCAACAACCCCAACAACCCCAACAACCCCAACAACCCCAACAAACCCAACGCCTACAAACCCAACGCCTACAAACCCCACACCTACAAACCCCCCTCCGGTGTACAGGCCCCCAACGGGCCCGTACAACCCACCGCCACCAATGCCAACCACCCCGGACATCAAGGATGTCACAACGGGCGGCTCGCGCACTATCTACGAGTACCTGTTGGACCAAGGCGCATACCCAGTCAACCCGTACCTGCCACCAAACACACCAATTGCCAAGCCGATTTACGAGACCCCCGGTTACGAGGCGCTCAAGCCAAAGCCGTCGGCCAGCCTGTATTCAACCAACCCGGATGTAAAACCTACGGGGAACCCCGGATCGGGCATGCAGTGGGTGTGGCAAGACGATAACTCTGTCCAATCGAGTTTCGCCAAAAAAGGCAAGTGGGTGGCCAAACCTATTAGCAGCACTACCCCAACGCCGCAGCCTGAACCCCCTCCTCCTCCTCCTGCCGGTGCCAACGGCGGTATGGTCAAGCACATGGCCCTTGGCGGTCTTGGCTCTTTGGCTGGTGGCGGCTCGGCCTCCCAGTACAACCTCGGCGGCTATTCTGATGGCGGGCGCTTGCTGCGCGGCCCCGGTGACGGCGTGTCGG